CTTCTTTTGGTGCTCCTGTTAAGTTGCCTTTAAGGCAGCAAGACGATCAGATCTATGCATCTCAGCGTCTGCGCGAGGCAGGCATCCCCGGCATCCGCTACCTAGACCAAGGCTCTCGCGGAGCAGGCCAAGGCACCAGCAACTTCGTCGTCTTCCCTGGCGAGGAAGATTTGCTGCGCATCCTTAACGTCGAAGGCGGCCTTCTCGCGCCTTAACGCGACCGCCTCTCAATCAGCTCCATCACCTCGCGGTCCTCGGCCTGCTCCGCAGTCGGCGCAAACAGAGCGCGGTTACGCTCGGCAGCGCCATCGCGGGGATCGCAGAGGTAATACACCGCCAAGGATTTGCGGTGCTGTCCTACAGGGCAGTTGATCGGCTCAGGCAAACCGTGCCATGCGCCTGTGGTGTCAAACACCACGGCGCGATTGAACAGCGGCGGGATTGACTTCACCAGCTCGCCAGGCTTGCCATTGTCATCGCGCCACAGCCCGAGCGAGCCTCCCCATGACTCCTGCCAGTCAGGATTGAGGTACACGATGAGATTGAGGCGGCGCTCCAGCTTGAGCTTGGGGTGGATGCTGTAGTCCAGGTGCGTATTGAGCTTGCCGCCAGAGCCGTGAATATGCATCCCGGCACCGTGGAGGCCGTAATCGGGGAAGAGCCTGCACTTCGTCAGCTCCTCGAAAGGCAAGATGCACTCCAGCGAGTTTATGTCATAGAAGAACCTGTACATGTCCGGCGAGAAGTGATGCCAGTTGTTGCAGGTCTTCTTCACCTCGATGGCGTTATCGTAGGTGTGCCATGCCGGTGAGTCGAAGGCCGGGAAGTCGCTGGACAGTTGCAGCGCCTGGCGCTCATCCATGAACTCGTCAATGACCAGATGCGGGAACGGGTCCAGGCTATCCCACTTCATTGGCGGGCACCATAGGCGGCGATCAGCGTAGCATCGCTGCGACCATCGTCCTTCACGCGCTTGAACAGTTCAGCGCGAGCCGGGAAGAGCTGCGCTGCGCGATAGCGCGAGCCGTCCTTGCCTTGCGGCACATCCAAAGCGCGCTGCCAAGTGCGTGGCGGGATCGTCGTTGTCGGGATGTCGAGGGCTGCGAGTATCCCAAGGACTACACCGAGGCTTTGGCCCATGCTGAACATTGACGTTACGCCCTGACCGGGCATCGCATTGAGGCGCTCTAGGTACGCGCAGCCGGGTGCTGATTGCCTGATAAGGCGTGCCAGCTCGGCGGCGTTAACCATGCGCTTTGACTTGTTGTTGCGCTCAAGCGTCACGGTGGGCATGTCGTGGACTTCTAAGAGATCGCCGTTTTCGATCAGCGCGATTGCGCCATCAAGGCCGATGTCGATGCCGATGGTTCTCATGCCTTCGCGGCTGCGTCTAGGCTTCCAGAGATTTTCTTGAGGCGAGCGGCTATCAGGGCATCAACTGATGCCTCTAGCCGCCTTACGGACCCGTAGAGCGGCTCGGTGGCACCGCTATGCCAGCGGCTGACCTGCGCTTGGTCGATCTCGGCGATGCGGCAAACGTCAGACAGCCTAAAGCCAGCCGACTCGGCTTTGAGCTTTATTTCAGAAATCGCTTGCTGGGCGTAAGTTGTCATGCGTAGAATTGTATCGGGCAAATGACTTATGCGTCAAATGGCATGGCAAAAAAAGGGCGAGGCGCGAACCTCGCCCAAAGGGCATGGCAACTGCGGGGAGACGCCGCAGCCGAGCCAAGTTGCCCTGGCTCCGGGTCAATTCTAAGGGTCTGAATATCCGACTAAAGTGTGGGGGAGTTAACAAGGAAGTCAAGCGTGATATGATCCAGTCGTCAGCAACCAACCAGGAGATACAAAATGGAATCACCCCGTCGCCACCCGCGCACCCTTGAAGAAGCCTTCGGCCCTTACTCTCGCGGCGCAATCAGCGAGCCGTACACTCCGATGACGACGGCAGATAAAGTCGTCATCTGCGTGAGCATCGTGGTCATGATCGGTTTGCTCACTGCGCTGCTGCTGGGGGCGCTATGAGCCTCAAGGAGTCAGTTAAGGAGATCGTCGAGCAGATGTCACCGCCAGCCAATGCAGTAGGCGTCCTGACGGCTGACGATATGCGCCGCGTCATTGAGGAGGCGGTCAATCGTGGCGCTATGGCTGGCTGGGCCTGCGCGATGCGCACCAATCAGTCGGTGCAAAAGCAAAACCAGATTTCGCTTGAAGTGGCTCCTGCTGCTTGGATCGGCGAGAACGGAGTCGGGTTTAAATATCTGCGCTGGAATAAACCCGGCAATGTGCATGTTCCTCCAGTACCTCTTTACAAAAAGTCGGCATCACCCAATGAATGATCCCTTTGACTGGCGCAACTACAAGCCAACCATCAGCCTCAAAGACATTGAGACGTCTCGGCGTGCAGCATATCAAGCCAGCCGCGTTGTCAATCAGAAGCGCCTTGCCGGTGTAGAGCCTTCGCTGCCCTACTCGGTGCGCACGGCAGCCCATCTCGCGGCGCTCCCCAAGCAGATGACCGTCGAGATGCCGAAGATGATTAAGTACCGCCAGAAGAGGGGGCGCAAATGAGTATCGAAGCAATGAAGCAGGCGCTGGAGGCGCTGGAGACATTAGCCCGTTATGAAAACCCTGAAACCAGGGTGCAAGTCAGGAAGCCTAAAGACGGCGGCCCGATTGTGACCATGTACCCGCATAAAGTTGCAATCGATGCAGCAAACGCCCTGCGCACCGCCATCGCAGAGGCTGAGAAGCAGGAGCCGGTGGCGTGTGTCATTGATGGCGACCTGTATTTCCACCACGAAATTGACTGGGAAGACTTGGCCTATCAGGGCAATGGCGTTGAGTTGCTCTACACCACCCCACCCGCAGCACAGCGTCAGCACGTGACAGATGGATCGCCCTGCTGGTGCAATCCTGAAACTAGATACACAGACCCCGAAACAGGCGCATCGGTGATTGTTCACAAGGAACCGCAATGAGTGAACCAGAACAACTAATGACGCAGGAAGAAGTTGCCTTTCGCTGGAAGATCAGTGAAGCAACGCTGGAGCGCGATAGATCACTCAAGCAGGGCTGTCGATACCTCAAGCTAGGCGGTTTGATCCGCTATCGCATTCAGGATGTGCTGGATTACGAAGAAGCCTGCGCCTATGAGCCAAAAGCCAAGCTCAAGGAGAAGAACACATGAGCAAGCTCAAAACCCTGACGATCCCTGACCACCACAAGGTGCAGGCCAAGGCGGTGCTGAACGAGGCTGCGGATGAGCAGCCAGACTCTGTGATCGTGCTGTGCTTCTGGAAAGACCGGGGCCAGTTCAAGATCAAGACATCGACAGTGCCTGACCGGCTCATGCTGATCGGTGCGCTGGAGGAGGCGAAGAACAAAGTCATTACAGATGGGTATGCAGCATGAAGCCATTAAGCAAACTACACGCGGAAGCCATTGCCAAGGCAAAGACAGACGATGAGAAAGTCAAAGCCGCAGCGGTTGCCATGATTGAAACGCCGATGGAGATGATCCGCGCCATCTTGCTCAAGCACGAGCAAGCAGTCATTGAGGTGATGAAGGAGTTGTCTGAGGAGCGTGATCGTGCGCTTGACCTGCTGCGCCGCGCAGAGACAGAGATGCGCTACGCAGGGTGGAACAAGTATGAGTCAGACAACAGCGCCCGCAACGGCGTGTACGAGCAGATCGTGAGGTTTTTGAAATGAAAGAAGACATCACCCGCATGGCGCGGGAGGCTGGGATGTACACAATGCCGCAAGGTGTTGGCGAATACGACAAAAGCCTTGAACGCTTTGCCGCCCTTGTCGCAGATCGCTGCGCCGACATCGCATACGAGGCCGAGCCGTACCAAGCAGCCGATCTTATCCGCAAAGCATTCACATCAGACGCATGCCCGCCGTGTAACGGCAAATGCAGGCAGGGGCGCGACTGCCCAGAAAGGAAGGCGTAATAGATGCAGACGAGCAAGCGCGTCAGGCAGGTGCGGGAGCTTTTGCGTGAGTTCAGTGACGGCCTTACCGTCAACGAAATCCTGGACATGGTGCCAGCAATAGATCAGTCGCATCTGTCGCGCATCCTCAGACAGATGCCGGACTCCTACATCGACCGATGGACAAATGGAAGCAACAGCCGAACGCACAGAGCCGTCTGGTGCGTGGTGGTGCCGCCAGAGGATTGCCCGAGGCCGTATCGAACTGAGAGCGAAACGAAAAGGGGACGCAAATGAGAGACGAGATCAAAGACGACGAACGCCAAACGATGAGGAATCACATCATCTTCCTCGGCACGCAACTGGACGCAGAGCGAAAAGCAAGCATCGCAAAGACGGAGCTTCTGCGCCGTCTGCTTGACCGCGAAGACCTTGGCTGGGCAGTGAGCAACGAGGTGCGCAGCCTGGTCTATCACGTTCTCACCGACGAGTACATGGCAGCGCGTGAAAAGGAGCAAAAACGTGATTGAGCTACGCCCATCAGCAGCAGATCGCTGGATCGCCTGCCCGGCCAGCGCAAGGCTATCCAAAGGCATACCGCCAATGCCAGCAGGTGACGCGGCGCAAGCTGGCATTGCCATTCACGCGCTCGCGGAGGACTGCTATCAGTTCGACTCTGACCCGCTATCGCATATCGGCGCGACCGTCGAAGGCGTCAAGCTCGCGCAATGGCATTGCGAGATGGCCGCAGAGCATGTGCAGTGCATCAGGGACATCGAGGAATTCGTCGGCAGGTACAACGTCAAGATCGAAGCGAAGGTGTCGTACCTTGAGAACGATCAGGTCACGCTGCGTGGAACTGCCGATGTCATCGGCGTGGCGCAGACAAAGAAGGTTCTCATCATCGCGGATCTGAAGACCGGCGCTGGCTACGTCGACGAGGACAACGAGCAGCTTAAGATATACGCCCTGGCGGCGCTCAAGACGCTCAAGCCGCAAGGCATTGAGATCATTGAGCTGCACATCAACCAGCCGAGAACTGGCGGTGTGCGGGTTCACGTTATGAGCATCGACAGTCTCAGGAAGTGGGAGCAGGAAACTCTCCTGCCTGCGATCACGGAAGCGATTGATCCGAACTGCCAGCCCAGGCCGTCGGACAAAGCCTGCCAGTGGTGCCCAGCGAAGCTGACATGCCCTGCGCAGCAGGAGTCCTTTGCAGTCATTGAGGCGCAGCCCAACATCACCGCGATGACGAAGGAGGAGATTAAGTCGGTGATGGTGACGCTGACCGATGAGCAGGTCAGCAGCCTGCTTGATCGGGCACCTGTCGTCGAGTCATTTATCGACGCGCTGCGCAAGCACGCCCTTGAGCGCATGAAGGGCGGGGGCACGCTGCCTGGCTGGCAGCTCGCGCCCAAGCGTGGCACGCGCAAGTGGAAGGACATTGCGAAAACAAGGCAAGCACTTTTGGATGCTGGTCTTGAGTTAGATAGCCTATTTATTACTGAGTTCGTATCACCGGCAGAAGCTGAAAAGATGCTGCCGAAAGAGCAAAGGGCGATCCTTGAAGAACTGACCATAAAGGAAAGTTCGGGGGTCACCATTGCAAGAGACGCATCCCTGCGTCAATAATGCCCGTTCACCGGGTCAACCTTAACCTTTGAAAGCGAAACGCGAAATGCTAAATCTCTCTTCTGGCGGCGGCAATGCAAACTTCATCCGCTTTTCACCACAGGCCAATGCTTGGACAAACAGCGAGGGCGCTGAAGTTCAGCTCAAGAAAGTTGTCTTCGACATCGACAACGTAAAGACCGGCTGGCTTTTGCTCGGCACGGGTGTGCGTGACTGGCAACCCGACGAGACTATTGGTCGCAAGGGTGCTCAACCTTCACCTGAGCACAAGCGCGGCTTCACCGTCACGTTCTACAACAAGCAGCTAGGCACCTGCGAGTGGTCGTCGAACGGCGTCGGTCCCAACATGGGACTGGAGCAGCTCTACGTTAAGTGCATGGAGGAGCGCAAGGCTCTGCCGCTCAACGCCTCCCTTCTGCCGGTATGCGAGTACCAAGGCAGCAAGATGGAAAAGATCGGCAAGGGCACAACCCGCATCCCGCAGTTCGTGGTCGTCGATTGGATCGCTCGGCCTGCTGGTATGGGCGCTGTGGAGGAGGCGGCTCCAGCACCGGCACCGGCACCAGCACCTGCTCCCGCTAGTGCGCCTGCGGCGAAGACAGCAGCGCAGCGGGCGGTCGATGGTGATGATGACGAGATGTTTTGACGTCAAGTCATAAGGAGGCCGGGGCCAGATGGTCCCGGTTTTTTTGACTCTGAAAAAAGTAAAGAGGCGAAATGAATGAGCTGGCTCTTTTCGCAGGCGCTGGTGGAGGAATACTTGGAGGCAAACTACTCGGATGGCGAACTGTCTGCGCCGTTGAGTGGGAGCCATACGCAGCTTGCGTACTTGCCGCCAGACAGAATGACGGCTTTCTCCCGCCTTTCCCGATTTGGGATGACATACAAACCTTTGACGGAAGACCTTGGCGAGGAATTGTTGACGTCGTATCTGGCGGTTTTCCATGTCAGGACATCAGTGCAGCAGGACGCGGAGCAGGAATCGACGGAGAGCGATCAGGAATGTGGCACGAAATGGCGCGGGTGGTTGGCGAAGTACGACCGCGTTACGTCTTCGTGGAAAACAGCCCAATGCTCGTTCATCGAGGACTTGAGCGAGTCCTTGGCGACCTTACCGCGCTCGGGTATGACGCGAGATGGACTGTTATGGGAGCTGCCGATGTTGGAGCCAATCACCAGAGGGACAGAATCTGGATATTGGCCCACTCCAACGGTATGCGGGAATTACAACCGTCCTGGCGCAAGTGCAACAAGCGGGATGGGGCTGGCATCAGCGGTGAAACTGTGGCCGACACCGAATGCAGGAAGTCCAAGATGGGGTGGGACGATGCAGGAGTGGGGTGGATCGAAAAATTGGGTTCGGAAAGAAATGCCGGATCTAGCTGGTGGGCCGTTGAACCCAACGTGGGTCGAGTGGCTAATGGGGTGGCCGCTAGGGTGGACAGACTTAAAGCCATTGGTAATGGACAAGTCCCACTGTGCGCAGCAACAGCGTGGAGATTCCTTACAGGAAGATAAATAAATGCAAGCCGAAGAAATAGCAAAAACGCTTGGCAACGCCAAGAAGGTAAATGGGCAGTGGCTTGCGAGCTGCCCAGTACCAGGCCACGGCAGAGGCAACGGAGACAAGAACCCTTCACTGTCAATCAGTGATGGCACGGACGGTAAACCGCTATTCCACTGTCACGGGGGATGCGATCAGCACACAGTGTTCGCCACGATGCGAGAGCTAAAGATGCTGCCCGAGCTGGAGCAAAGGCCGGAACCCTTGTCGCTCATCAAGCCGATGGCGCAGATCGCAGCAAGCCGCCAGCTTGAGCAGGAGTGGCAGTACACAGACGAGGAGGGCGTAGTCCTGTATGTCAAGCAGCGGTACAAGACTACGGACAGCAAGGGCAAGGACTACAAGCTCATCAAGGTTGACGAGGCAGGCCGCAGGCACGCGGCTCTCGGTGACGCGAGGATTGTTCCGTACAAGCTGCCCGAGCTGCTTGATGCGATCAGCAAAGGCCGTTACGTCTATCTGACGGAAGGCGAGAAGGCGGCAGACGCGATCATCAGCCTCGGATCGGTCGCTACAACGTCTCACGCTGGAAGCGGGTCATGGCCGGAGGCCATCACGCAGTACTTCCAAGGCGCAAACGTGGTGATCCTGCCGGACAACGACCAGCCTGGATGGAAATACGCGAAGAAGGCAGCAGCAAAGATTCTGCCGGTGGCGAAGTCGGTCAGGGTCATTGACCTTGGCGGCGATGATTTGGGCGACGATGCCCATGAGTGGATACACCTTCAAGGCAAGACGCGGCAGGATCTCGCCGATCTGGTCAAGGGGCAAGCCCCGATCACATCGGAGCAAGAGATCACGATGCCCGAGCGGCTCAAGGAAAGGCCACAAGAGGCAACCGCACCAGCGATCCAAGAGCCAACGCAACCAGCCACCACAGCGCCAGATGCGGAGCAAAAGGCGCAGCGCAGAACCATGACGCTGGAAGCATGGGACGACATCAGGGACGAGCCGGTGGAGTGGCTCGTTGATAGGGTTATCCCTAAGAAGGGTTTCGTTGCGCTGTACGGCCCGCCAGGCAGCTTCAAGTCGTTTATCGCGCTCGACATTGCGGCGGCGATTGCCCGCGATGCCGAGTGGATGGGCCAGCAAGCCCAGCCATCGGACAACGGAGCTGTTATCTATATCGCTGGCGAGGGCCACGGCGGCATCGGGGCCAGGATCAAAGCCTGCCGCATCCACCACCAGATCGAGCAGGGCATCCCGATCTATTTCCTGCGCCACCAGATCAATCTGAGGAGCAGCGCAGACGACATCTCAAGCCTGATGTATGCCATTAAGGAACTGACGGATGCGATAAAGATCAAGGTGGACTTGATCGTCATTGACACCTTAGCCAGAGCTTTCGGCGGTGGCAATGAGAACTCCAGCGAGGACATGGGGGCTTTCATCACTTCGTGCGGCTTCTTGCAGGAGGAATTCCAGGCCGCGCTGCTGGTTATCCATCACTCAGGAAAGGATGCGGCAAAGGGGCTGCGAGGCCATTCCAGCCTGCTCGGAGCCGTCGATACGGAGCTGGAGCTAATCAGATTTGAGGATCAACCCAAGGGCGTGCTGACCGTAAGCAAGCAAAAGGACGGCGAGGACGGGCTGAGATTTGGGTTCCAGATGGTCGAAATCGACATCGAGCAAGGCAGCGGCGCAAGCCTGAGCCTTGACGAATCCCGCAAGTCGCTGGCGGTGCAGCCGAGCGATGAGGCACTCCAGTCGGGCATGAGCGAGGCCAAAAAGGACGCGCTAAACAGGTCAGGGAAGGGCCGTAAGCAGGCTATTGCGGTGGAAGCGCTTACAGAGGTAATTAATACTAAAGGTACACATTGGAAAGTTTCAGTGGGCATCAGAAAGTGCGTGAAGCTGGATCAGTGGAGGGCTGCTTTTGCTCAAAAAATGGGCACTGATGAGGAAGGCGATGAGGCTTTCAGGTCGGCTTGGAGGCGGGTTAGGAGTGACAAAGGCAGGCCGGTTAATGTGAGGATTTATAACGATTGGGTGTGGATAGAGGATGCCGTAAAGGTCGATGAGCAGTCTTTTTAGGGGTCAAATTATGGGTGGTCGAATCGTGGTCGAATCGTGGTCGAATCGTGACGATTCGACCGCAGGTAAAGTCCGGTCGAATCGTCAAAAGGGTATACCTTTGACGATTTGACCACCCGCGATTCGACCGGGGAAAGTGGTTCTGGTCGAATGGTCACGATTCGACCGGAGTCTTGGTAGAGGAAGGATGTAAGTGGTGAGTAAAGCAAAGCAAAAAAAACGTGGAGAAATTCCGCAGGTTCAGAAGCTGGCGTTTCCTGAGTCGGGCTGGTCGAGGTTCATGAAGGCAAAGCTCGTAGATATTGATGTCGCCAAGGAGCAGCATGAGCAAAAGTGGGGAATTGGTAGAGTTATTACTTTAGTTCCTAGTGAGTTCAGGGAGCGTTTTTACGCTCAGAGCGAGCGGGTGTGGGATGCACAGGCTAGTCAGGATGAGGGAAAGTTCAAGGCGGCCTGCGATGGGATGGTTAGAGCGTTCAGGGCAATGGACTCCTGGGCGCAGTCCGAAGGACTCGCGCCGATCAGTCAGGTCAAGGCGGTCGAAGGTGAGACGGAACTGGGGATGATGGTCGTCGTTCAGGACGAGGAGGATGCGGTGCAGTACCTGGCGATACGTCCAGACGTAAAGCAGGTCTGGACGATTGCGGAGCTAGGCAAGCTGGTCGCTACCGGAATCGGAGAGGACCTCTGGCGGCTTAAGCAGGAGCTTCCGTTTCGCGCATCGGTCGTTTCGGTCAAAGCGCCAGCAGATCGAGGACCGTCCGGATTTGAGGACATGGAGAACGATTTGGATGTTGATAAGCCGTCTGGCCTGCCTAAAATGTTTACGCTGCCTGAGAGGGCCGAAAAGGGGTGAGTTGATGCCTGCCTATGTCCTGACCAAAACAATCGCTTGGAGGCCGTTTTAAGATGCCTGGAAGGCCAAAATACAAGTCCGATCTGGAAGCGCTGCGATCAATGCCTGAAGACATGATCTGGGCAATGATCGAGGACGGCAAAACAATCACGCAGATCTGCTACGAGCTGGGCGTGGGCCGAAGGCCGTTGCAGGCTTGGCTTGACCAGGTAGATGCTGACGAAGCTAAAATGGCGCGTGCGCGAGCGAAGGCCGCTACAAGCTACGCCATGCAGGCTCTGGAGATCGCCGACAGCTCCGAGCCTGAGCAGGCGGCGAAGGCGCGGCTTCAGATCCAGGCGCGGCAGTGGATCGCCGAACGATGGAACCAGAAGTTATATGGCGGCCAAAAAGCACCGCAGATAACGCTTAACGTCCAGGACATGCGCCTGGCTGCCTTGCGACATGTCGAGGTCATCGAGGATATATCCACAGATGTGGTGCCCAAGTTATCCACAGAATGAGCGTTTCGCGCTCGCGCTGCACCAAAAACAGGCAAAACGGCACGCGCAAACGCTGATTCACTTAACATAATGATGATCGTGCGAAACGCATTCTGTAAGCTGCGTGTAAGTAACCAATGAAATCAACAACTTACAAGCGCACCGCGCATCGGCTTGGCCGCTCGACTTGTCCACAGGCCGCGCAGCAGGCGGCCTCGCCGGAGCGGGCCGCGCCGACACCCCCCCCCGGTCTGCGCGGCGGCGGGGGCGACGATGGCGTAATGAAACGCCGACCGAAGCCATGCAATACGGGTAATAATCTCCGCGAAATACATGGCACTCCCCCCCACTCCCCCACCACGGCAAAAAGTGTCCAGCCAAAAAAATTCTGAGATTGCGGTAGAGCAAAACCCGTTTGTCGAGTTCGTCAAGCGCTACAAGACGAACCCGGTGCTCTTCGTGCGCGAGGTGCTCAACACCAAGCCGGACGAGTGGCAGATTGAGTTCCTGACGCACATTGCCA